AGATGGTGTTGAGACTTATATGGTAGACGCCAACTATTCAGATTCAGATACTACAAAATATATGGGTAGAATTGTGTATGATACAGATACGTATAACCAAACTTTAGAAGAGGCTCAGGAAAATGGTGATGTTACCATAGATTCATATGAACCAGAAAAAGAAGTAATGACAACTAAAGAAGAAGACGCTAACGCTGATGTTGTTAGAGATAAAGATGGTAATGTTCAATCGGAGGTAACACAATAATGGATATGTTTTTTCTAATGATGATGATATTGATTTTAGGTTGGTTAGTTTACTTATTGTATTTAACTAATGACGCTAAAAAAATATGTGATAGAATGTTAGATAGATTTAAAAAAATGAAAAAAGATTTAAAGGACTATGAATAATAAACCTAATGAGTGGGAACAAGGCGTGATAGATGGCGCTGTAGAGTATTCTATTATGGAGTGGAGATCACTTGATAGAAGTACAAAGACAATTGTAAAAACTTATAAAGAGGCTAAAGAATTGTTTAAAAAAACTATTAAGAAACATAGACAGACCTTGGCCTACGCTATTAATAAAGATGGTAGATATGCTAATCTTAATCATTTACCAGAATTTAAGAAGGAGCTAGCTGATGAGTAATCAAAGACCAGGTAAAGTAGTAAGAGCTGCCGATCCAACAATGAAAGATATGACAACTCTAAAGTTTTTTAAAAATGCTCAAAAATTATTAGAACAAGAGGGTAAAACAGATGAGGCGTTTTATTTTGAACAGATGGTAGATTGGTTATCTAGTGGCCACCAATTACCTACCACGGAAGAACAAACAATAAAGGCACTAGGAATATAGGAGGACTATGATAACAGAAATAACAATGGTTGATACGTTAAATTTGGCGATTGATCAATTAGATAAAGGTTTGACCATAGATTGTAAAAAGACCTTGGTTGACCAAAGAGACAAATTACAAAACGAGATAGACTCGTTTGATAAATGGGCTGAGACTCAATCAGATATTGATACATCAATACAACTAGAGATTGATAGTGAGGCAGGAAAGTAGATGATGTACTACTCACATAAGCTAAGAATCACCAATCCTGGCGTGTCCAGGTGTGTTCCAGGTGTAGAAAATCAAGTAAAATCAATACTTTTTACAGGCTTGACAATTGGAACGATTTGTTATATACTAATATCATTAACTTAACAGAGAGAGGAATACATATGTTTTATACAAAAGAAATGCTACACAAAGAGTTTAAGATGGTCACAGAAAAAGACCAAAGTAAAAAGAAAGAAACATTTACTAACAGAGTTGAATATTTAAAAACTCTTAAAGAAGATATGATTAAAGCTCCAAAGAACTTTAGTAATCTTAATTTAACAACAGATAATCTACAAAATTTAATTGATGATTGGTCTGCTCCAAAACCACTTGACGCTTTTTACAAAAGAATATTTGGTATGACTTATGCTGAGAAGAAAGCACAAGAAGAACTAGAATACGTTATATATGAAAATGGTGAGAAAAAAGAAGTTAGAAAATCTAAAAAAGAAACACAATCAGTACATTAAATCTTTAGGTGTCAACATTGATGTTGATACTGGTGAGATTGTGTCTTCGTTTGAGGGTTATGATTTTCCAGATTTATCGTGTAGGCCAAGTTTACCTACAAGTGATAATATAGCAGGTGTTGGTTTGAAAAAACAATATGCTACACAGGTGCCTGCTGGTAAAACAATAAGTGTGGCTTACAATAAGGGTCCTTATATGATTGTTGATGATAAGGATTTTAAAACTATGGGAAGGAAAATATAGTATGAAAACTATGATGATGATAACCATTGCTGTTTTAATGACAATGACAATGGCTAAGAGTGATGAGACAAAGACTATAACTCCTAAAGAGTTTGCTACAGCAATTGCTGAAACACCAAAAAAAGTTGGTAACCATTTAAAAAATGAATGGGAAGAAACTAAAGAGTTTCAAAAAGCTGGTTGGGCTGAAATGAAAACTAAATGGCCTTGGAACAAAATCTTTAAAAGTGAGACTCAATAATGGCTGCTGATTTTGTTTGTACTAGTGCTAATGACGGTACACATTTATTCAGACCTGTTTCTGCCAGAGGACATACTTTCTGGCAAGAACAAAACTTTAATAAATTTGTAATTGATAATAATGAAGAATACTATATTGTAAAAAGTGTAGATAGTGAGAAAATTTGTGATGAAATTAGAAAAAATAATTTGGATTTTACTAGTTAGTTTGTTATTAACAAATTGTGCTATGAATAGATCAAATGTAGGTGCCGGTTTAGGTGCTACCACAACAACAGGTGCTTGTGTATCAATGGGTGTGGATAATCCTTACGCTATTGCTGGTTGTGCTGTTGTTGGTGCCTTTAAGGGTGCTGATCTTATGTATAATTCAGATTATGATGTACACAATGCTGTCTTTGTAGACCATTTAAATACAAGTCCTAATGGCTCAAGTTATACAAATTGGTTTAATTCTAAAACTGGCAATTCTGGTATAATTAAAACTTATAGTACATATATTAAAGGGCCTATTAAGTGTAAAGACTATGACGCTACGGTAGACATATCAAGTAAATGGCCATTAGTTGGTATTGGTGGTGTAAATAGATCAATGGTGTTTGGTACTGCTTGTCAGTTACCTGATGGCCAATGGATTGAGGATCCTACAAATTAATGAGAAAAATATTTTATTTTATTACAACAGCTTTTTGGATTTTCATATTAATGGCCACATTTGAAGCAATGGCCGGTGAAAAAATATTACACAGTAAAATTAAATCTATATCACCAGAAAAAACCGATGGTCAATATTGTTTTGTAAAAGTGGTAATTAAACAAACGGGTGATGAGATTATTAAAGAGGAAATTTTGGAGTGTGCTGATGGTAAAAAAGGCATTGATACCCCAGGTTATTGGGATTTATTTGCTCAGTTTTATTATAGAGACGTAAACGCTACAGAATACTGCCGATATTATAGTCGGGAGGGACACGCTTTTAAAACACCAGGAAAAGTGTGTTTACAAGTAAATGGTGAATGGGAGGTTAGATGATTAGAAATATAATCATAATTGCTCTTGTATTAGTAATAATGTATGATGTATCTGCTGAAGAGTCATTATCCTATATTCAAATGGGACTTGACTTTTTAAAAGAGATCGTATATAATGTAGAGAGGAGTGTGGAAAAAATATGAAAAACTACATAAAAGTAATAGGTATATTATTGGCTGGTTTGTTAGTAGCAAACTGTTCTAGTACAACCTATAATATGAAGTCAGAAAAAGGCAAGGTATTGAATAAAGTACCTGCTTGGTATATGAATGACTTTAAAGTAAAGAAAGCGTGTGGTACTACAAAGTTTGGTAAAAACAAAAACAAAGAGTGTATCTTTGGTGTTGGTACTGCCGTGTCGCCTGATTTACAATTAGCAATCGAAAAAGGTATGATGATTGCCAAGGCTGATTTAGCTGATATTGTAAAAGGTGAAATGAACAAACAATCTAAACAATACATAACTGAAATTGGTAAGACTAACTCATTGTCTGTTGTATCAGATGTTGAGGTAACTTTAATCAATATAATATCTAAAACACAAGTTAGAGGTTATGAGACGTGGCAAAAAGATGTCACTATAACTAAAAACGGATATTATAGAGTTTGGATTGGCTTAAGATTGCCAATGGGTGAGTATAATAGAATGTATAATTATACCATTGAGCAAGCATTAGACTCTTTCAAGTTAAAAGAAAAGTCTGATATTGCTTATAAACAACTATTGGAAAATACAGGTAATACAAATGAAAATAACAATTTACAGTAAGAATAATTGTATATACTGCTCCAAGGCCAAGACCTTGGTAAAAAACCTTGGCCTAGAGTATGAGGAAAAGTCATTAGAAAAAGACTTTGGCTCTGACCCTAGTAAGATGTTAGAAGACATTGGTAAAAATGTTAGAGCTATGCCTCAAATTAAAATTGATGATGAGTTAATTGGTGGTTATAATCAATTAATTGAATACTTTGAGAAACAAGGTAAAGTTAATTTTAAGGGTGAGATCATAGGTGAGTGACGATAAAATAATACCATTTCCTAAAAATCGTATTGTTAATCAAAGAAGTAGAGAACTTGATGAACAAAGGCGAAAGATGAGTAGTAAAGCTGCCAAAGAAATAGAAAAACAACAAACAAAACAATTTGTTGAAACTTCGGTAGATGATATGAGTATGAATTTATTAAAACAATTTTATGATATGGCTGTCAAAACTGATAAACATAGTTTTACAAAAGACTTGGCTTTGTTAGTTGATATAATGAGAGGTTTATTATACAGAGACTTTAATATGAATCACCCAGCACAGAAATTATCAGACAAAATGGTAAAGTTAAAAGTAAATAGAGACGGAACTCAATCGGCACAAATAGATTATTCAACCGTCACAGATACAAAATCTAAAAATGGCAAACCATTAAGTAAAGATTTTAAAGAAGAACTAAAAGATTTAAACGAAACTGGTATTAAATTTGATCCAGATGACGATAACGGAATTACATAAAGTAATCGCCTTAACAGGTTGTAAAATAGTCCAAAAATAAAAAGGAGAAAATTATGTTTGGAACAAAAAAAGTAGAAAACAGAGGCAGAAAGAGTTTGTCAAAAAAACAAACAATTCTTAATGCTTTATTAAGAGGTCAATCAATCGCTTGGAAGACTTTAAACACAAAGTTTGGTCTTAAATCACCAAGAGCTATGGTTGATACTTTAAGAGCTGAAGGTTATATGATCTACGGTTCAAAAGTAAAAGGTAAACACGTGTACAGACTTGGTACACCAACGAGAGCTATTATCTCAGCTGGTATCAAAGCGTTATACGGTACGCCTTTCAAATACGACAATGCTTCAGTTGTAGCACCTACAAAAGCTACAGTTGCTTCTATTGACGCTTAATCAAAATAACGGTGTGGTGGCGAGCAATCGCCACCTATCATTTATGGATTTACAACACGGATTATTATTAGGTTTTATCGGCTGTACATTTACAGTAATAGGTTTTTTTATAGCATACATAGTTGCTATAAAAGTTGTTTTTAAAAAAAAGAATAAATTAACAAATGCTTTAGATGATTTAAATAAAAATATGCCAGGATGGAAAGGTGATGATTGCCAATGAGTGAGTTTACAGAGGGAGCATTTAACTTTTTAAAAAGAATTATTAGAGGGTCTTCATTAATGTTGGCCGTCATATATACATTAGGTCACATATGTATAGCAATGACCGTGGTGACTTTATTAACAGGCGCCAGTTTGTGGGAGGCAGGTGCTGTAGCACTAATTGAGCCTACAATAAATGGTGTGTGGTTTTACATACTACACTCAACTTGGAAAAAATTATATGGCAAATAGAATTAAAAAATCAGAGTATCAAAACTATGCTGATTGTATAAGAAGTGATCAGGTATCAGCACCTGAAATAGTTGAATTATTTGAAGACAAAGCATTTTATAAATGGTATAAGAAAAAATATTTAAATGATACTAGTAGACCTTAATCAAGTTTTAATATCAAACCTTATGGCACAAGTCAGAGGTAAGGGTGATGTAAAACCAAATAAAGAAATGATAAGACAAATGGTGTTAACTTCATTGAGAGGTTTTAATGCCAAGTTTAAACAAGAATACGGTACAATGGTTTTATGTTCAGACGCCAGCGATCCTTGGCGAAAAGACTTTTTCCCTAACTATAAACACAGTAGAAAACAAGCCAGACTAGATGGCCCTTTTGATTGGGATAATATATTTAAAATAATTACCGAGATTAAAGAAGAAATAAAAGATAACTTTCCTTACATTATGATGTATGTAGAGAACTCTGAAGCAGATGATATTATAGCAACACTAATTAAATTACAAGAGGAAGACATCTATCTTGTTATATCAGGTGACAAAGACTTTATACAACTACATCATTATGGTAATGTATATCAATGGTCACCATTTTTAAAATCATTTATTGGTGAACAAGAGGATCCTGTAAAATTTTTAAGAGAACAGATAATAAAAGGTGACCGATCAGATGGTGTACCAAACATATTATCAGATGACGAAATTTTTGTTAGAGGTGATAGACAAAAACCTATTACTAAACAAAAGTTGGCTGAATGGTCTAATTTAGACAACATACCACTAGGTTCAGAAACAAAGAAGAACTATAACAGAAATAAGAAGCTAATAGACCTATCTCAAATACCATTGACGATAGAAAATAACATTATAAATAGCTTTAGAAATTATAAAGTACCTGACAGGTCGCTCCTGTTGCCTTACTTTATGAAAAACAAACTGAAATCATTGATTGAAAACATTAACGATTTTTGACAATATATATTGGAGATAATTATGGCAGAACAACAACCAAGAAACTCACAACTAATGAGTAAAGAGGCTATGACGGCTATGGCAAGCACTTCTGGTGTTTCCGGTAAAACCGTACACGAAATCTTTACTTTAATAAACAACGCTAAAGATAAACCTAAAAAAATAGAAGTTTTAAAACAGTACGATAAACCGTATTTAAGACAACTATTAAAGGCCGCTTTCTATTCTAAAATAGAATGGGACTTACCAGACGGAACGCCGCCATTTATGGCAAACGAGGCACCAGTTGGTACACAGCATACACTTTTAAGAAACGAGACAAGAAGATTGTTTAACTTCATAAAAGGTGGTAATAACACTCTATCT